TATATGATGTAAAACATGAAAAATAATTTTGAAGGAGGAGTTTGTTATGTCAGTAATGTGTGCATGGGCTTCCGCTAACGAATACGGTAAGGCAAATGGCGGTAAAGCTGGTGATCAAACAGGAAAAGAAGTAAAATGCGGATCAATTTATAACTTTGGTCAGACAAGAGTTTATCGTTGTAAAGATAGAAATAAGGCTTTAAGAATTGGTGCTGCTGCAAAAGGAATGGCAATTAATAACAATTTCGGTTATTGTCAGAATCATAGAACCACAGGATATAACGCCTTAAAAAATACAGGATGGGTTGTTGCTAATGTAAAATCTCCTGTAGAAATTGATTGTTCTGAGTTGGCTGCTTGTGCTGTGAATGTAGCGTATAGCAAAGCTATGATTCCATCTTCTGTATATTCTGGAAATATTGGAAAAGCACTTTTAAATACTGGATTATTTAAAGAATTGAAAACATCGAAGTATCTTGGAAAATCTGAATATATTGAATGCGGAGATATTATCGTAGCACCTGGAAAACATGTAATTGTTGCATATACAGATGGTTCTAAAACATCTCAGAACACAGTAAAAACTACAGTTGCAAGTGCTGTGACTGGAAATGCTTTAATTAAACGTGGGCAACAGGAAGCAGTTAAATTTACTGGTGTAAATATTGCAATTGATGGTATTTGTGGAACAAATACAAATAAAATGAAGTCAAGAGTATTGCAACATGCTATTAATTTAGATTATAAATCCAGTCTTGTTGAAGATGGAAAATTTGGTAGTGCTTCTAAAAAAGCATTAGGAAGTCATTATGTTAAAAAAGGCGAAAAACAGTATATGGTAACTGCCGCAGAAATATTAATGTATCTTAATGGATATAATCCAAATGGTGTTGAGTATCCTGGTACATATGGAAATGGTCTTACTAATGCATCTAAACAGAAATTTGGAGATGACGGTTTAAAAATTAATGCTTCTGAATTTTTGCAGTTAATTTAATTTGAAAGAGTGGTTTCTTCGGAGATCACTCTTTTGTTATTGGAGGAATGATGGGAAATATTTTAAAACTTACTTCTCCTATTTGTCCATCAGTTAATCATTATTTGGGTTGGCGTGGGATTATAAAAGGAGGTAAGCCTATGGCAGTTAGCTATAAAAAGCCAGAGGCGGTCAAATATCAAAAAAAATTTTCTGAATATGTTAAGAAAGAAGCAAAAGAACAAGGTTGGATTAAATCTGATAATAAATCACAGCATTATTACATGGATTGCACTTTTTATTTTGATAGAGTAGACAAAGATGCAAATAATGTATTTAAATGCCTTGCGGATGCTATTACTGATAGTGGATCAGTATGGATTGATGATACTCAATTGTGCGAGCGTGTACAAGCAATTTATTATGACTCAGAAAATCCAAGAATAGAAATCATTATACGACCTACTGATTACATTGGAGTTTTTGATAATGCTTCACAGCTAGATGAATTTAAATCTCGCTGCATCGGATGTAAAAGATACAAACGAAATTGTAGTCTATTAAGAAAAGCAATGGAAGGTCGAATTCAGGAAGAAATACATAATATGAAATGTGAGAAATATTCTAAAATTTAATTATAACACATCTAATTTTCATTTAGTTGAAATTTAGATATTGTAAAATAATACCATAATATAAAATAAATTGTTAGGAACACTAAAAAGAAAAGGTGTTCTATATGGAAAATAAAGTATGGTATTATAGAGACAAACGTAATTTGACATTAAAGCAATTGTCAAAGTTGACAGGTATATCAGTTGGCGAATTATCCAACATTGAAAACAATGTTTCAAAAGATATAATGTTATCTAATGCTGTAATCTTGTCAAAGGTACTCCATGCGGATTTATACGATTTATTTTGTATTAAATAAATATGGAGGGAGTGACGAGTTATGGGAGATAATATGTTTTTTAAAGTTGTTTGTTTTAATGATAACGATGTATTTGAATATCGTATAGAAGAAGATACAAACAGAAAAACATTGGATGAAGTACATGAATTTGTTAGTGAACATATTCATAAACATCCTGATTGTAAGTGGCTATTACTACCATGTAACGTAGTAAAATAAAAAGCTTCTTTTGATTGGAGGAAAAAATGATTAAATATTTTAAAATGAAAAAAATGGAGATCAAATTAAAATTAGCACTCTATTCTTTTATTAATGATATTGTTACTGAAAAAGAAGGTGCTTTTAAAATTTGTAAAGATTTATATGATTCTATAAAAGATACACCATCTGAAGAATTACAGGATCAGTTTGTTAATTCTCTTGTTAATATTATTCATGAAAAAGCTAATGAAGATTAAGGATTCTTAAAAGTTATGGCAAAATTTTTTAAAACAATAATCGAATTACAAAATTATATGCAAAAAACTTGTGCTATTGCTGTTGAAAATGCCTGCAATAGATTACTTGGTACTTTACAAGAATTAATTGAATCTGAGTATTATTCACAGTTTGATCCAGATTTCTATTCTAGGACATATCAATTCTGGCAATCAGCTACAACAAAAATGTTAAATTTGAACATGGGAGAAATTTTCATGGATGAATCAGCTATGAACTATGGAGACTATTGGGACGGTGAATGCCAATTAGAATTTGCTTCTCGTGGTTATCATGGTACTACTGCAATTCAAACAAAAGGAAGATTTTGGGATTCATTTGTAAACTATTGTGAAAATAATGCAATAAATATTCTGAAAGAAGAATTAATCAAACAAGGAATTAAACCATAATAAATTTTACAATTTACTCTTCTATTCTTAACGCTCTTTCAAGGGTGTTATTTTTGTATATAAAACAATTTTTTGAAAGGAGAATTTATGGCATATAGTGATTTTAAAGTTGGTATTGGTGTGGACTTTTTGACAAGCAATGCTGATTTGCAAGCTCAATTAAACAGATATTCAAAAAACTTAAAAGTAAATGCTACTGTTGGAGTTGATTTCACAAAGGCACAAGTCGAAGCTAAAGACGCAGCGATGCAAATTCAAAAGATTTTGCAACAAGCATATAAAAATTCTACTGGTAACAATTTATCAGATAAGGATGCTCAAAGATATACAACACGATATTTAAGAGAATATATCAACATGACACAGATAGCGTCAAACGCTAATAATAAATTAGTGTCTGATATGGCAAGGATTTCCAAAGGAGAAACATGGCGAAAATGGGCTGATAATAATACAAAAGCCATGAAAAAATTTGGTACAGAAATAAATGAATGTATTGAACGAGTCAGAAATCTTGATGTCGCTATGAATAAGAATGATATGGCTGCTCTTGAAGCACAATTCAAACAAATTCAAAGTAATGCAAGGCAAACTGGCTTATTAGGAATGGCTGCAAAAGATAGACTTACAAATGCTTGGGAAAAATTTGGTGGTTGGTCTTTAGCAACTGGAAGCTTAATGGCTGTTTGGACAAAAATAAGGGAAATTCCTAAAAATGTATATGACATAGATACTGCCATGACAAATCTGTATAAAGTTACAGACGAAACCAGCGAACGATATAATAGATTTCTTGATTCTGCCATTGAAAGAAGTGAACGACTAGGTGTTGCTCTTGATGGATTGATTACCCAAACATCAGAATGGGCAAAATTAGGCTATTCATTAGATGATGCAGAAAAACTTAGTGAATATTCGGCAATATATAAAAATGTTGGTGAAGTAGACGATAAAACGGCTGTATCTGACATGGTTACGGCAATGAAAGCCTTTAATATAGAAGCTTCAGACGCAATTAAAATTATTGACGAATTAAATATCCTAGGAAATAAATATGCTGTATCAAGTGCTGATTTGGGTGATGGTTTATCAAAATCTGCATCAGCTATGGCTACTGCTGGCTCTAGTATGGAAAAAACTTTAGCTATGTTAACAGGTGGTTCTGAAATCACACAGTCGGCAGGAGAATTTGGTAACATGCTTAAGGTTGCTAGTATGAGAATTAGAGGAATGAAAGGAGAACTTGAGGCTCTTGGTGAAGAAGTCGATGATTCTGTTGACTCAATCAGCAAAGTTCAAACTCAAATTCTTAACCTTACTCATGGTGGTGTTAATATCTTTGATGCAGAAGGAAATTTTAGAGATTACTATGATATCATGGAAGATATCTCTAAGATATATGATCAAATAAGTTCTACTGATCAAGCTGCATTAATGGAAACATTATTTGGTAAACAGAGAGGAAACCAAGGTGCAGCATTAATTCAAGCGTTTCAATCAGGACAAGTCCAAAAAGCATATCAAGATGCCTTAAATTCTCAAGGTTCAGCAAAAAAAGAACAAGAGAGATGGCTTGATAGCATAGAAGCCAAACTGAAACAGAACGAAGCTGCCTTCCAGTCATTATCTAATACGATTTTATCATCTAACCTCTTTAAATATCTGGTAGATGGTGGAACTGATTTTTTAAATATTTTAAATTCAATGATTAAAAATACTGGCATACTAATTCCTTTAGTATCTGGTATCGCAATTAAAAACGTGGGTGAACATTATATAGTTCCAGTATCTATATAGTTACCGTCTTGCCCACCCATACTAGCATGGTAACATGGAACAAGTTATATTAATAACGAGGAGTATGGTGGTTATTGGTTCTATATTATTTGCACTGATATAGTTTTTCAATAATGTAAATAACAGCCTAAACTGCAAGGTGTTTAGTGAACAGACATCGAGGACTCAACAGCAAAATAAAACTATCATTCAGGAAAAGTACGAAATCTTGAAAGGAAAACTTAACTCGAAAGGGATTAAGAGTAATATCTTATTTTGTGTTATTGGGGCAATTCGCAGCGAAGCCTAGTCGTACATTAAAATGCTAGGAACGTTCAGAGACTATAATGGTTGCGTGGAGAATTTCTTCATGATTGTATAGTCCAGGTAGACGCAAGTATGATGCGTGTTCATGTGTACATGAGTATAATAACTACTCTCCTATTTGAGTGCAACGGATAGGTAAAATGTTATAAATATCAAAAGTTAATTGTTATAATTTAGTTGAGGATCTTATAACAATATTAAAAATAAACAGAGAATAATAAAATGAGGACAGTCGTGATGACCTGCCCTCTCAGAGAATAATATATAAGATGAATATAAATACAATTGGAGAATGGTAATATTAACTAGCTTTCTTAAAGATTTTATGTTGTTTTGTCGAAATTCTTGCGATAGCGTCTGCTTTCTCATCGGACATTTCTGGATGATTAGCAATCTGATCAATGGCGTGATCTTGTGATTTAAAATATCTACGCACCGCAAGTAATCCGATGATTGCATACAATAATATAACAATGTACAATCTCTTCTACCCTCCTTTCCTGTAAAATAACTTTTCAGGAATTTGTATTTGCCCAGAACGGGCTGAAATGTTCATCCTAGTGCCACTTACACAGGCACTCCCACATGGTATAAATACCGAGCATTAGCCGTGACAACGAACTGTAATGTGGTGATACAGTCTCAAAATGCTTGGTATAATTGTACCATACATAAATAATTCGTTAAATACAGAACGTAGGTTTTGTCGAATTATAGAATACGAAAAATATTCCAAAATTCTATTAAAATGTTTACAAAAATTTTCCATTGTGTTACTCTGAAAATATCAAAATTTTTAGTTTTTTGAAGGAGGTAACATACATGGATTATACATCAAAAACTCGATCCCTTCAGTCACTTGTTAAAGATATGAACAAAGGTTCAATAAATCTTTCTCATAAATTACAACGTCCTGAAGGTCAATGGAACAAGAAACAGAAATCAAATTTAGTAGATTCATTACTTCGTAGGTATCCAATTAGTCCTACCTATGCAATCGTTGAGCCTGATGGAACTTTATCAATTATTGATGGTGTACAGCGTCTTTCCACGATTAGAGATTATATTGAAGATAAATTTTCATTATCAAAGGATATGGATTCTATTATAATTAATGGGAATGAAAAAAATTTATCTGGTTTAAAATTTAGCAAACTCGATGAAGATACTCAGAGCGAAATTCTAAATGCAGAACTTCAAATATATAGAATGTCGGATTGCACTGAAAAGGATATTCGTGAAATTTTTGCTCGCCAGAATTCAGGTCGTCCGTTAAACGGAAAGCTATTACGTGTTGTTTATGAATCAGATGAATTTAGTGAAGTAGTCTATTCTCTAGCTAACCATCCATTTATGGATAAAATAATGACAAAAGCTCAACGTAAGAATGGAACTGACCGAGATGTAATCATACAAACTTTTATGCTTATAGCATCTAATCAGAATCAGGACTTTACTTCTTTCAGAACTAAAGATATTGATGTTTATGTTTCTGAATATGCGGATCAGTATATTGATAGAGCAGATATATTAAAAAATGCTATGGATAAATTAAATGATTCATTTGATGAAATAAAAATTCCAGTCACATCTGTTCCACAAATTTTGTATTCCGCTTATAGAGTCACTAAAGACAAGAAATCATTTAGTAAATTAGCAGAAATCATTGCAGATTTTAATGCTAATTATGATACAAATGAAACATATAAACAGTTTGTTCAAAGCGGAACTGGCAATCAAGAGAATGTTAGAGGACGATTTGATTGGTGGAAAAATAAACTTAAAGAAATTGGATAAGTAATTTACGAAATGTTTTGAAGAGTCTAATGAAATGTTAGACTCTTTTATTATACAAAAAGAAAGGAACTAAAAACTATGAAAAAAATTATTTACACATTAAAACAACTGTTACCATTAACCTATCATTCAAAATACAGAGTCCAGAATGAATCAAAAGAACTCGCAATCTGGACTCAGTGGTTTGGTAAGCCATTTAATATTAAACGATTTACGCTTGTTGATTAATGGAATTCAGTTCCATCACATCTTGGGCATGGTGGCATTGTATCTGTATCATCGTCTAATACAACTACCTGTCCACAATTATCACAAGTATACTCACCCTTACCTGGTTTTTCTCCTGTAGTTGGCATTTCACAACTCCTCCCTTCTTATTGAGATAATTTTCAGTATATACTAAAAATTGAAATAAGTATAGTCGGAACATTAGTTCTGTTTATCTTTTTTATTTCGTAACTTATCAATTTCAGACATATATTGAACTAATTTATTGGTAGCATCAATGGTTTGTAAAACTTTGGGATTTGAAAATGTTGATATCAGTTGTTGTATAGAAGGATCATTAGCTTCTATTAAAATCTTTTTGGCGTTGTTATCGTTTAATAATTTATCAACATCATTTTTAGTATCAGGTGTCTGTTTAATAAAATCCTGACAATGTTTTAATATATCAACTTCTTCATTAGCCAACATTTGTTGTTTAAAATCTTCAATTAATATTTCAGAAGGTGTTTTATCCGATAAAGATTTTAAAACTTTAATCCAAAGTGATTCCAATTGTTCTTTAATATAGTCTTGTCTTATTGCTTCTGATTTTTCTGTTGGTTGAATATACAAACTGATATATTGTGGTTTATTAAGTTCATGCTTTGCACAAACAGCACCTATGATAATAAAACCTTCATTATATGAAGTATAACAGAAATATTCATTATAAATACTTTGATTATAATAAGTATGAGTTTTATTTTCAGTATCAGTTACTTCTCCATACATTATAGGTTTCGATATATTTTGATCAATGTTATCATCAAGAATATTCCATTTAAGAATATGTTTAAATGTTTGTCTATCAACTATTTTTAGAAAACTATCGTCTGCATCATAATTTCTGCCAATTAATTCATCAATTGATATGTTTAAATAGTCAGCAATTTCAACTATTTTATCAAGAGATGGTGAAGTCTTTTTCCAACGGCTGATTAAGGAAGGACTATATTCTAAAATCTTTTCTAATTGTGCTACTGTAAGATTTCTTTTAGAACATGCTGCTTTTATTGATTTTACTAACAATTCATTGTCCATTTGTTATACCTCTTCATTCTTGAAATAATTTTCATTTCTGTATTGACTTTTAAATAAAAAGTATTATAATGATATTATATTCAGAAATGAACAACTTGTAAATAGTGAAAAGTGTTTCGTTTCTTTGAATATAAAATAACCACCAAATAAACTTGTCGGTTCAATGGTGGTTATAAAGAAGTGTACTATAATACGCTTCAAACATTTACATATAGTATTATAGCACACTTCTTCTACTATTAACAAGCGTTATTTTAGAAGGAGGATGTTGATATGGACAATGAAATTCAGAAATTTGGGAAGAAAATCAACTTTTATATAAATAGCACTTGACTTTTCGCCTATCATAAAGTATTATTATCTTGTACTTGTTGATAGACAGAAAGTAGGTGTTATATGTCTACGAAAATGGGACGACCTCTTTCTGATAATCCAAGAAATCATAAACTGTTTGTTAGATTGACCGATAAGGAAAATGAGGACTTGGAAAAATGTTGTGATATTACAGGAAAATCAAAGGCAGAATTAGTTCGAAAAGGCTTGAATTTCATAACAGACAAAATATTAGAAAGAGAATAAAAAGTGAGAACCGCCCTCTCCTCCCAAGATTGAAGCGATTCTCATACATAGTCTATTACTAGACATATTTCATTTTACTCTATGTTGAATTATTTTTCAAGATATGGAGGAAATTAAATGAATGAACTGAAAATTTTTAGCAACACAGATTTTGGAGAATTGTCTGTGAACAACACGGATGATGGTATTTACTTTTTTTTGGGCGAGGTGTGTAGATGTTTAGGTTATACTAAAATTGCTAAAGGAAAACCGTACTTGCGTAAAGATAAAATCGTTAATATCTGTGAAACCCTTGATATTAAAGGGAAAATATTGAAAGAAGAAAAATATTAGGAGAAGAAAATGGAAAAGACATCAGCGTTTAGTAAAGTTATTTTATTTTTGTGCTTGATTGCATTAATTGTTAATGTGGTGGAAACAAATCAAATTCGTCTGCAAACACAATCCGCAAATGCAGAAACTTTAATCCAGAAAATAATGCACAAATTCCCTAAGGAAGTTAAGCTTAATCAAAAATTTATTAGTGAAAATATTGCAGAAATTATTATCAAAGATAAAAATATTGTTGAAAAAATTTCAGCCCCTAATGTAAAAGTTTTATATAATTACTGGGGAGAGCCATATAGCGAAAACCATTCTTACTTGGCAAAAGATGAAAATAACCGTCTTATATATTTAAATACAAATGTCAAGAGTCTTTATAACAAATATGCCAGTTTAAATGAATTAATTAAAGCAAAAATTATTTATGATGATAAATATGAATTTGACTGCTTTCCGATAGTAACAACAAAAGATAAAACAGATTTTACATCGATTGTTTCCTTTATGCCTTTACAAAGTCAAGATGTCTACTTTGTAGCTGAAATGCCTAAGAATTTCGTAAACTCAAATAAACCGATAAGTTTTGAATTTTTAATCGGCAATAATAAATATATTTTGAAGTTAAGATAGGAGAAAACGATTATGCAAAATCAAACTATGAATGCAAATGTAGAAACTAAACAATG